GCTGTATATCAAGCAATTACCAAGAGAGGAATTTCGCGTAATGCGTCTGATTTCTCCCTTTAGAAAACAGGTTTTAATCACATAAAATCATAATTTTATATGGATTTAATAATATAACGACAAAAGGAGGTGCTTATGTTTAATTCTGCCAACTTCATTTTTAATGAAATTCCGTCGGAAAATTATGGGATACAGATATTAGACTTTGAACGCACCTCTGGCGTAACAAATTCTTCCGCAGGCAATGCAACAGAAATTATAGAAAAAAGAATTTATAAACGAACTAAACCTTATCATTTTGGGAATTCCCAAACAATCCCAATGACTTTTAATTTGACAATAGGCGCCAGTGATTTTATCTCAGCAATTGACGTAGCTAAAATTTCAAAATGGTTATTGGGCAAATCTGGCTATTTAAAATTCCAGGTAGATCAAGACGATATCGGAGAAATTTACTGGAACGTAATTTTCACGAGCGGAGAAGTAATCTATGTTGGACGCAAACCCGTAGGTCTATTACTTCACGCGCAAACTGATTCTCCGTGGGCATATACTTTTCCTCGCTCAATTAATTATTCTTTCCCTATTATTGCATTACAAAATTTTGATTTCACATTTTATAATGATAGTGATGATAATTGTTATCTTTATCCAATCATAGAATTTAACTTAAATTCATTGGGCGCAGATTTTACTATTTCTAATGCAACAGACAATAATAGAGAATTTACTTTTTCGGGATTATCTCCATTAGAAGAAATTAGTGTAGATAATGATTTAAAAATTATTACATCTTCAACTGGATTACATCGACTTTCATATTTTAATAAAAATTGGTTTAGACTTTTACCTGGAGTAAATGAGTTGAATGTATCAGGGGCTATAGAATGGTTGGATATTCAGTATCAATTTGCAAGAACGGTTGGAATATAATAATATATTTCTTTATAAAAACAGGAGGATTAATTTATGGCTATTACTCATTCTAAAGTATCTAGTGCAGCCGATACATCTAATACTACTAATGTTCGTCCTTCTGATTGGAATGCAAATCATTTAGGTACAAATGAACACGATCATACAGATACAGATAGTGGTGGCACAATTTCACATACAGATTTAACATCTATTGGCACAAATACACACGCACAGATAGATACCTTTATTACAAATCCAATGGCTGGTTCTGCCATTATGACTACTACATCTGGTTCTGTCATTAGACATGATATTTCGGGAATAACAGCAGGTTCTTATGCCTCAGTAATTGTAGATAGTTATGGACATGTTACTGGCGGAAGCGAAGTTGCTACTTATGATACAAACCAAGAAGAGGTTATAACTTGGAATAGTGCGTCTATTGTAGCTATAGAAACCGCCGGTTCATCTCAAGACGTTCTTATATCGTGGAACAGTGGTTCAATTTCGATCAATGGAAGTTTGATTGGATATAATACTGGATCTATTGTTGCACTACAAACTGCTTCTGTTGTAAGTGGTAGCCAAGCAGCAACTTTGGCTGACGTTGATGGAAGTGCAATAGACTTACTTACTGGAACCACTGGTATAACGGGATTTATTGTAAATGGTTTTGTTTCAGGTTCAAATATAAATAATTTCAAAATTATAAATAGCGGTAGCAATTTATTAATCACATCAGCTAGCCCTGCGTATGTTATTTCGATAAATGATGTATATAATTGGATTGTTTTCTAAAAGCTATACAATAAAATTCGTTTTTATTTGGTTTTTAATAAAAACGGGATAGGTCTAGTTCGCTACTAGGCTGAAAAGATAGACTCCATCTTCCCGTTTTTTTAAATTTAGGAGTACGGAGGAATAAAATGGAAGAGATTAATTTAAATTATGGCGTATATCAGATAAGGAATATTATAACTAATGTTTGCTATACTGGACAAAGTATTAATTTAAAACACCGACCATGTCAACATTGGAGTGCATTAAAAAACAATAAGCATTGGAATGGACATCTTCAAAATTCCTATAATAAACATGGAAAAGAATTCTTTGTTTTTGAGATACTAATATATTGTAAACCAGAAAAACTAACTTATTATGAACAATTATTTTATGATATAGATAAATCACATGGATTATCTTATAATGCTAGAGATTGCGTAGATAGTAATAAAGGAATAAAACTGACAGAAGAGACATGTAAAAAGATATCTGAAGCTAATAGCAGAGAAAATCATCCTATGTGGGGGAAACATCATTCTGAAGAAACACTTGTAAAGATGTCTGAAGCAACAAAAGGCGAAAATCATCCGATGTACGGAAAACATCGCACAGAAGAAACAAAAGAAAAAATTAGAGAAAATCATGTTGGAATGCTTGGGAAAACACATACAGAGGCATCTAAACAACAAATGGCAAAGTCACACAAAGGAAAAACTTTGTCAAACGAACATAAGAAGAACATATCTCAATCCTTAAAGGGTGTTCGCCTCACTCCTAAAGAAATTGTTTTACAAATAAAAAACTTGTTGGACAATAATGTTTCAGTAAAAGATATAGACGAAATAGTTTGTGTAAGTACGCTAGTTATATACAAAGTAAAAAATGGTGGTTATGATAAAGTTTATGATTTATAAAAATATAATATAAGAGTAAGGAGGTCTAATGATAGTACAGTTCAATGCTCTAAATCAATTTGATGCCCCTACCTTTATTTTAGCGAATCCCGACAAATCGGAATTGTACGCGCTAGGGTCAATTTTCGACCGCAAATTTTCGCCACGCTATAATGCTTTGTCAGAAATATCATTTACAGCTCCATCTCATTTATGGGTTAATCCACTTACGGCGCAAATTGAGGGCTTCCAATTTTCGGCGTTTCAAGAAGCTGGTTTTCAAGTAGAAAATATTGACGAAGTAACTTTAACCGAAACAGAGTATTATGATTTTTTGGTATCAAAAAGATTAATTTTTATTCCTGACATTGGGTATTTTATTATCACCGAAGTAGAGGAAGAAAATGATGGGATTACAAATGTAAAACATATTGTTGCTAAGTCTTTAGAAGTTGGATTAGTTTATAAGAAGATTTCAAATTTTAGTGGTACTTTTAATTTTTATAATTCAGTAAGCCCCGACGATACTTTGCTTGGCAGGATTTTAACATACTTGCCTGGCTGGACAATTGGTGAAATTGATACTGAACTCTGTACGCTTTATAGAACATTTGATATTAGCGACAGTACTATATATAATTTTTTAATGAATGACGTTGAAGAAGCGTATCAGTGTATATTTAATTTTGATTACAATCTTCAGACGATAAGCGCATACACAGTAGCTGGCGCAACTACTAGTTCTGACATTTTTCTTAGTTTTGATAATTTAATAGAAAGAACATCTGTATCTGAAATAGCAGATGAATTAGTGACTGCACTGAATGTGTATGGTAGAGGAGATCTTTCAATCAATCAAATTAATCCTCTCGGAAATGATACTTTATACGATTTCTCTTACTTCAAAACAACATCATGGATGTCGCAAGATTTAATTGATGCAATTACAGCATGGGAAGATGTAGTGGATGCTAACCAATCTGCTTATGCTGACGAATTAGCGATATTATTAGATTTAAATGAAACATTAATTGCTCAAACGGCAGCCTTAGTTGATTTACAAAGTGAATTGGCTGCCTTCAATATTGTAAAAAGTGCCCAAATTCAACAAGGATTAGATTTGACGGCGATAAATGCACAAATTGTTGCTAAAGAAGCAGAAATAACATCTCAAAATTTATTGATTACCAACACGAATATTTCAATAGTTTTGGCAACGGGGGTGTTGACGGCAATTAATACCACAGTAAGTTTTGCCAGTAATTTTACGACAGATGAATTAGAGGAATTATCCCCATTTATTTTGGGCAGTACATATCAGAATGATAATTTTATTCAAACTGATACAATGACTAATGTAGAAATTCAAAATGAAGCACAAGAATTGTATGATCAAGCATTAGAAGTCTTAGCAAAAGTTTCACAACCCAGATATGAATTTTCGCTCGATGCCGTAAATTTTACTGCACTTGAAGAATTCCAGACATTTATTGATCAATTAGAACTGGGAACTATTGTGACACTAGAATTAAAAACTGGGACATATGTTTATCCTGTTCTTCTTGGTATGGATTTAAATTTTGATGATCCTACAGATTTTTCTTTAATATTTGGAAATAGATTAAGATTAGATGATAGTTCATTTACATTTTCTGATTTAGTTGGGAATGCTATTAGTTCTGGTATTACAACTTCTTTTAATTCAGAGCAATGGGGTAGTTGGGGAACCAATTATAAAGATGATGTAAGCACATTTATTACCTCTTCTTTAGATGCGGCAGTAAATAATGTGATAAGTGGAAGTTCACAAAATGTATTGATTGATTCAAGTGGAATTAGAGTTAGATCGTTGGATGGGGCAACATATGAAAATGAGCAATTATGGATTAATAATGGGATAATAGCTTTTACTGAAGATAATTGGAATTCAGCAAAATTAGCTCTTGGAAAAATTACTAATTCTCATGGAACATTTTACGGAATTGTTGGGGATTATTTAGTTGGACGAGTAGTTGCCGCCAATGAATTAACGATCACAAACGAAGATAATACTTTTACAGTAAATGGTGCTGGGGCAACTCTTACTGACGCTACATTTACATTAACCACGACTGGCGGGAATACAAAAATACTTTTAAATCCAACGGCTGGTATTTCTATTCAAAAGAACTCTGGTGGAACTTGGGTAGACCAATTTACTGTGGACGGTGCTGGAAATGCAATATTTAAAGGATCTTTGAGTGCTGCTACAGGAACTTTTACTGGAACATTAAGTGGCGCTACAATAATTGGTGGTACTATTTCTGGTACAACTGGTACTTTTTCAGGCAACATTTATGCGAACAAACTATTTGGATTAGTTGATTACAGCCAATTGACAAATATTCCAGCCGATAAAATTACATCTAGTACAATGTCTGGTAATAGAATATATGGCGGAACACTTGGAGGTCCAGGTGCAAGTTTAGGATTTACCTCAACGGGTCTTCCTAGGCTTTATGGTAGTTCTGGAGTTACCCTTGCAACATCTGGTAATACTACAGAAATGTCGGGAACAGGAACGGCATTTTACAAGATGATATATGTTATCGGCAACATACAGGCCACAGGAAATATTTATGCAAATACCAGTAGTCTTGTTGCTACACAAAGTTGGGTTTCTAGTTCCTTATCAGGGTATGCCACTCAAAGTTGGGCAAACAGTAATTTCTATTCATATGGAGAAAGTCCTACTTTTGGGACTGTAACTGCATCAACATATAAATCAAATGATGGATATAGCGGAGGAAATGGAACAATAACCATTAGAGAGTATGGTGGCGGGTATATGTATATATATGTTCATGATGGATTGATTAGTTCATGGACTTAATTGTTTGTAAAAAATACATTAAAACATAATAAAATACAATTTTATTATATAAAAATTTTGAAAAAAAATAAAAATGGAGAAATACAAATGTACAAAATTGAAGAAAAATCAGTAAAAGATTTGGAACAAGCTTTTGAATTACTGAATCAAATTGAAACAAAAGGAATACAAAATCATTCTATAATAGCTAACATAGCTTCTCTTTTGCAGAAATTTCGAAGTGAGATGGTAGACGAAAAAGAAGAAATAGATAACAAGATAAAAATAAGTAATCTACCAATAAAAAAAAAGGAAGAGGAAAAAAATGGCGGATAATTTTGCATCGGTAGTTATAAATAATTTAGACCAATTTAATTTCATCGCTGGCGATACTCAATCTTTAACTTTTGAAGTATATGATTCAAATGGTTCTGAAGTTGATATAAGTACTTCAACTTGCACGGTGGTTTTTAGTCCTTATGGACAGTTTAATTATGCCGCTATCACAATTTCTGGTAGTATTACCGGTAGTTCGACACATATTTTTGACGCAACATTAAATGGTTCTGCCACTCGATTATTAAGTGGCAAGTATACTATGCAACCAGTTATAGTAGATTTTAATGGTGATGAATTTAGACCGGCACAAGGCGTTGTTTTAATATCTGGAAGAAACGCTACCGTATAATTTTATATTAAATATCTTAGGAGGTTTTTATGTCTGTTTGCTATGTTGTTGCTAATAAAATTCTTGATTATAATTTCGGTAAAACGGCGCATACGCCACCAACTACTTATTATGTTGGGTTATCTACTACGACCATTAATATTGGAGGAACTGGGGCAACAGAACCAGTTGGCGGAGCTTATGCAAGGGTTGCTGTAACTAATAATAAAACAAACTTCACTGTTGCGGCTTTAGGTTCACTTAAAAATGATGTTTCTATATCTTTTGTCGAAAGCACGAGTGCCTGGGGAACTATTACTTACGTTTTTTTGGCCGATGCTTTAACGGCTGGAAATATTTATTTTTATGAAGCTTTATCAGCTCCAAAAACAGTACAATCTGCAACAACTGTTTTATTTGCAGCCGCGGGATTGACTTTTACAATGACTAATTAGTAAAGGAATCAATATGTCTGGCCAACACAATTTTATTGTACGATTAAGAAGCACAAAAATATTCAGCATTATTATAGATGGGATTTCAATCGCAACCTCTTGGTATCTTACGATTCGATTGGGTATTACTATGGCAGCAAATTTTATTGCTTTGCTTGCTTTAATGTTAGAAATAAAATTAAAAAAAATAACAATAACTTCCATAATTAAATTGACAATAAGTCTTATTCAAGAAATTCAATTAAAAACTATT